TGATTCACGATATGGAATATTATCTAAAACTGGTCCAGATGCTAAGACTATGTTTACTGACAAGGTTGTACCAATATCAGTTAATTACCCATTCTTTTTTAAACCGATTCAAGATGGTATGGATCGACCTAAAACAGAACTAGCATATAGGGTGCCAGCTTCTAAATTTACTAGAAGAAAGATTATAAGTGGTGAAGTATTAGAAGAATTAGAAGGATTAGATACTACTATAGATTGGAAAAATACTGGAGATAATAGTTATGATGGTGAAAAACTAAAACTATTAGTACATGATGAATCAGGTAAATGGGAAAGACCTAATAATATATTAAATAATTGGAGAGTTACCAAAACATGTTTAAGATTAGGAAGTAGAATTATTGGTAAATGTATGATGGGATCTACCTCTAATGCATTAGATAAAGGAGGTAATAACTTTAAAAAATTATATGACAGCTCAGATGTTACAAAAAGAAATGCCAATGGACAGACTCGCTCAGGACTATATAGTTTGTTCATACCTATGGAATGGAACTACGAAGGATACATTGACTCTCATGGGGTACCTGTATTCGAAACACCAGATACACCCGCAGAAGATCCTCATGGACAAAAAATTAAAATTGGAGTATTAGATTATTGGAAAAATGAAGTAGATGGTTTAAAAGATGACCAAGATGGTTTAAATGAATTTTATAGACAATTCCCGAGAACCACTAAACATGCTTTTAGAGATGAATCTAAAAACTCTTTATTTAACCTAACTAAAATATACCAACAGATAGATTGGAATGCTGATATATCTAATACCAATGTAGTAACACAGGGATCTTTTCAATGGGTCGGTGGTATACAAGATACTGAAGTAAGATTTGTACCAAATAAAAGTGGTAGATTTTATGTAACTTGGGTTCCTCCTTCAAGATTACAGAATAATGTTATTATGAAAATGGGTAAAAAATATCCAGGTAATGAAAATTTAGGAGCCTTTGGGTGTGATAGTTATGATATATCAGGAACAACTGATGGCAGGGGATCGAACGGATCTTTACATGGATTGACTAAGTTTAGTATGGAAGATGTTCCTCCTAATCATTTCTTTTTAGAATATATAGCTAGACCTCAAACAGCTGAGATATTTTTTGAAGATGTATTAATGGCATGTATATTTTATGGGATGCCAATACTTGCAGAAAATAATAAACCAAGACTTCTTTACCATTTCAAAAGAAGAGGTTATAGGGGTTATGCTATGAATAGACCTGATAAAATATATAATAAATTATCAGTAACAGAAAGAGAAATAGGTGGAATACCTAATTCAAGTGAAGATATAAAACAGGCGCATGCGGCCGCAATTGAATCTTATATAGAAGAACGTGTAGGGTTGTTAGAAAACGCTACATATGGAGATGTATATTTCCAAAGAACATTGGATGATTGGTCCAGATTTAATATAAATAATAGAACAACACATGATGCTTCTATTAGCTCTGGATTAGCAATTATGGCATGTAACAAAAATAAATACCGACCAGTTCCTAGGCTTGTGATAAAAGAATATGATTTAGGAATTAAAAAATATGACAATAGCGGATCGTTATCAAAAATTATAGATTAAATGAATATAAATTATAATAATAGTATATTTCCTAGCCAAGTAGTTAGTGATGCTGAAAAAGCAAGTTGGGAGTATGGCACAAGGGTAGCAAGAGCTATTGAAAGTGAGTGGTTTGCCCAAGGGCGTACTAATGGTAATAGGTATTTAACCACATGGAATAATTATAATAGATTAAGATTATATGCACGAGGTGAACAACCAACACAAAAATATAAAGATGAATTATCTATTAATGGAGATTTATCATATTTAAATTTAGATTGGAAACCAGTTCCTATTATATCTAAATTTGTAGATATTCTAGTAAATGGAATATCATCAAAAGAGTATGATATAAATGCATACGCACAAGATCCTGAATCATTAGAGAAACGCACAAATTATGCAAAATCTATAGCAGCCGATATGTTTGCTAGAGATACCATGAATCAAATTAATTCTAAATTAGGTTTAGATTTATCTCAAACAACTATTCCTGAGGATCAAATCCCTCATTCGGCAGAAGAATTAGAATTACATATGCAGCTTTCTTATAAGCAATCTATAGAAATTGCAGAAGAAGAAGCTATTAATCAGGTATTAGACCAAAATAAGTATGAATTAATTAAACGCAGAGTTAATTATGATTTAGTTACATGTGGAATAGGTGCAGTTAAAACTAATTTTAATTTAAGCAATGGAGTAACTGTAGATTATGTAGATCCTGCTTATATGGTTTATTCTTATACAGAAGATCCAAATTTTGAAGATATATATTATGTAGGTGAAATAAAGCCTATGACTATTCCTGAACTTAAAAAGCAATTTCCAGGTATACCTAATGAAGAGTTAGAAAAAATACAAGCTAATAAAGGTAATAGAGATTATTTATATGGTTGGGGAGCTTATGATGAAAATACAGTTCAAGTATTATTTTTTGAATATAAAACTTATAGTGACCAAGTATTTAAAATAAAAGAAACTGAACAAGGATTAATGAAGGCATTAGAAAAACCTGATACTTTTAATCCTCCACCAAATGATAATTTTGAAAGAGTAGGTAGAACTATAGAGGTATTATATAAAGGAGCTAAGGTATTAGGAACTAATACTATGTTACAATGGGAGTTAGCTGAGAATATGACTAGACCCTTTGCAGATTCTACTAAAGTAGAAATGAATTATGCATTATGTGCACCACGAATGTATAAAGGTAGAATTAATTCTATAGTTAATAGAATAACTGGGTTTGCTGATATGATTCAAATTACTCATTTAAAACTACAACAAGTATTGGCTAGAATGGTTCCAGATGGAGTATTCTTAGATATGGACGGATTAGCAGAAGTTGATTTAGGTAATGGTACAAACTATAATCCAGCAGAAGCATTGAATATGTATTTCCAAACTGGTTCTGTTGTGGGTAGATCATTAACTCAAGATGGAGAATTGAATAGAGGAAAAATTCCAGTACAAGAATTACAAACTTCCGCTTCACAAGCTAAAATACAAGCATTAATTCAAACATATAATTATTATTTACAAATGATAAGAGATGTGACCGGATTAAATGAGGCTAGAGATGGTAGTTTACCTGATAGAGATACACTAGTGGGATTACAAAAAATTGCAGCACACCAATCAAATATTGCAACTAAGCATATAAATAATGGAAGTTTATTTTTAACATTAAGAGTATGTGAAAATATTTCTAAGAAAATAGCAGACTTATTAAATTATCCACTTACAGCTAATGCTTTAAGAAATAGTATATCTTCTTTTGATACTGAAACATTAAGAGAAATACAAAATTTAAATTTACATGATTTTGGTATATTCTTAGATTTAGAACCAGATGATGAAGAAAAAGCTACATTAGAACAAAACATACAAGTTGCTTTATCAAGTGGTGGTATTGATTTAGAAGATGCTATAGATATACGTCAAATACGTAATCTTAAATTAGCTAATCAATTATTAAAACAAAAACGTAAGCAAAAGCAAAAGCGTGAAGAAGCAATGCAACAGCAAATGATTCAAGCGCAAGCACAGGCAAATGCCCAAGCTGCTCAACAAGCTGCGGAAGCTGAAGTACAAAAACAACAAGCGCTTGCTGAAAGAGATTTACAAGTAGAACAAGGAAAATCTCAATTCGAAATCCAAAGAATGCAAACTGAAGCAGAAATTAAAAGACAGCTAATGGCTGAAGAATTTAATTATCAAATGCAATTAGAGCAAATGAAAATGCAGGCAGAAAAGCAAAAAGAAAGAGATATTGAAGATCGTAAAGACAAAAGAGTAAAATTACAAGGATCACAACAAAGTGAAATGATAGATCAAAGAAATCATGATTTATTACCTATAAATTTTGAAAACCAAGGTCAAGAAGGAGGAACACTCCCAATGGCTTAATTACTAATTATTTAATTATATTTTATTATGGCAGATAAAAAGGCGGCCGTAGAGGTCAAACAAGAAGGTGACTTTAAAATTAAGAAACCTAAGCGTAGAGCTAAAAATTTAGGTAAGTCAAATGACGAACCTGTAAAAGTAGATTTTACACAACCAGAAGCACAAGGCGAGGTAATCCCTGATGTTGTAAAGCTGGATTTAACTGAAAAAACAAAAGAAGATGCCGTTCCAATCGGAGAAACAAAAGAATTACCTGTGGGCGAACGAACCGGAGATAGCAAGGGAGTGGACGAAGAAGTACGGGTCGACACCCCTAAACAGGAAGTCGTGTCCGAAACAGATACAGATACTTCGATCACAGAGGTTATTGAAGAAGTAGTAGAATCTACACCAGAAAAAACAAAAGAAGTTACACAAGAAACTATTGTAGAACAACCTAAATTACCAGAGAACGTAGATAAATTAGTTAAATTTATGGACGAAACTGGTGGTACAGTAGAAGATTATGTAAAACTTAATAAAGACTATAGTGATTTAAATGACAATGAATTGTTACAAGAATACCTTAGTCAAACCAAACCTCATCTTTCATCAGAGGAAATTAACTTTTTAATAGAAGATAATTATACAGTTGATGACGAAATAGATGAAGAAAAAGATATACGTAGAAAAAAGCTAGCTTATAAAGAAGCTGTTGCTAATGCAAAAAAGGATTTAGAAAGTTTAAAAACTAAGTACTATGCTGACATTAAACAACGTCCTGGAGTTACGCAAGAGCAACAAAAAGCAGTAGATTTTTTCAATCGTTATAATAAACAGCAAGAAAGTATAAAGCAAAGTCAAGAAAGGTTTACGAAAAATACTAATAATCTGTTTAATGAAGAATTCAAAGGTTTTGATTATTCATTAGGAGAGAAAAAATTTAGATACAAAGTAAATGAACCTTCTAAGTTAGCTCAAACACAATCTGATATTAACAATTTTATTAGTAAATATACTGATAAAGATGGTAATTTAACAGATCATGAGGGTTATCATAAAGCTTTATATGCTGCGATGAACACAGATAAACTAGTTCAACACTTTTATGAACAAGGAAAAGCTGATGGTGTTAAAGACATTGTCAAAAAATCCAAGAACCCAGCCACCGAAACGCCGAGGCAAGTTGCCAGTGGGGATGTTTTTGTTGGAGGAATAAAGGTTAAGTCAATTAGTGGAGCCGATTCATCAAAATTGAAAATCAAAAAAAGAACATTTAACAATTAAAATTAGAAATAATGGCTTTAACCCCACAATTCGGTACGATAGTACCTAGTCAATCTCAAGAGATCTTGGCTTCAAACTATCTACAATGGACTAACAACGGGGCCGCTAACTTCGCAGATTTCGCGCAACAATATTTGCCTGAGATTTATGAACAAGAAGTTGAAAGATATGGTAATAGAACTTTATCTGGATTCTTAAGAATGGTAGGCGCTGAGTTACCCATGACATCTGACCAAGTAATCTGGTCTGAACAAAATAGATTACATATTGCGTATGATAACTGTACATTTGCTGCTAACGTTGTAAACGTTAACCCAGGTGCACTTGCTACTATCCAAAACGTTATCTCTGTAGGAGCTACTGTAGTTCTTATGGATGACTTTGGTGCTGAAGTAAAATGTTATGTAAGCGCTTCTGATCCATCAAACGCGGGTGGTGCTCCGGCAATCAACCAAGTTACATGTTTACCTTATACAGCAGCTACTATTGCAGCAGCTGGTTTAGCAGGTACAATAAAACTATTCGTTTATGGTTCTGAATATGCTAAAGGATCTACAACACCTAACTATGCAGTCGGTAACGGCGGTTATGTAAGTGTTGAGCCTTCTTTCACACAATTTAACAACAACCCTATCATCATCAGAAACAAATACGTTGTAAATGGATCTGATATGGCACAAATCGGTTGGGTAGAAGTTGCTACTGAAGATGGAACTGGTGGATACTTATGGTATTTAAAAGCTGAGTCTGAAACAAGACTTAGATTCGAAGACTATTTAGAAATGTCTGTAGTAGAAGGTGAACTTAACAGCGCAGGTGTTGTTGGAGTACCTAATGGTACAGAAGGTATGTTTGCAGCAATCCAAAATGGCGGTAACGTTTCAGTTGGATTTAGCGCAGCTGCTGGTTTAGGAGATTTCGATGATATTCTTAGAAACTTAGATACTCAGGGAGCAATCGAAGAAAACATGTTATTCTTAAATAGAGAAACTGCTCTAGCTTTTGATGATATGTTAGCTGGTGTCTCTGCTGGTACAGCTGGTGGTACTGCTTTTGGATTATTTGAAAACTCAGAAGAAATGGCTTTAAACTTAGGTTTTAGCGGTTTCAGAAGAGGTTCTTACGATTTCTATAAAACAGATTGGAAATATCTTAACGACGCTTCAACGCGTGGTGGTATGACTGGTCCTGCTTCTATAGAAGGAGTTTTAATCCCAGCTGGTACAACTACAGTTTATGATCAAATTCTTGGTACGAACATTAGACGTCCTTTCTTACACGTAAGATATAGAGCGTCTCAAGGTGACGACAGAAGAATGAAGTCTTGGTTAACAGGTTCTGCTGGTGGAGCATTCACTAGTGATCTTGATGCTATGGAAGTAAACTTCCTTTCAGAAAGATGTCTTGTTACTCAAGCAAGAAACAATTTCGTTTTATTCCAAGGAATATAACATTGTTTAATAAGGTAAGGGTGCTTCGGCACCCAATACCTTTATTTTTAACTATTTAATTATATTATATTATGGCAAAAGAAAAAACACAAGAGGTGGTAATAGAAAAACCAAAAATGGTTGCACCACCAATCAAAAAAATACCAGTTAAAAAAGATAGCTGGGAAATAAAAGATAGACAATATTATCTTGCAGGAGGTAAAGAGCCTTTAACATTAACTATTCCAGGTAGACATACAGCAAAACATCCTTTATTATGGTTTGACCCAGCTACTAATACTCAAAGAGAAATTAGATATGCAACAAACCAAAATTCAGTATTTGTTGATGAACAAAAAGGAGAGGTTACATTAGGTCACATTACATTTAGAGATGGAACTTTAAATGTTCCTAAAGAAAAAGTTGCATTACAAAAATTACTTTCCTTATATCATCCTATGGGTGGAAAAAGATATTTAGAAAGAAAACCAGTAATGGAAGCAGCTAGTGAATTAGATCAAATGGAATGGGAGATTGATGCATTAAATGCTGCAAGAAATATGGAGATAGATAAACAAGAAGCAATTCTAAGAGTAGAAATTGGTTCAGGAGTAAACTCTTTAAGTTCTAAGGAAATTAGAAGAGATGTTATTCGTTTAGCTAAAATGAATCCAAAATTATTTTTACAATTAGCTCAAGATGAGAATGTAGAATTAAGGAATTTCGTAATTAAAGCATGTGAAGAAGATATTATATATCTTGCAAATGATCAAAGAAGTTTCCATTGGGGAACAAATGATAGAAAGTTAATGACAGTTCCTTTTGATGAAAATCCTTATTCAGCTATGGCCTCATTTATGAAAACAGATGAAGGTGTAGAAGTATATAAGTCTATCGAAAAAAGATGGAAATAAACACTAAATAATATAAGGCGGATTCGTCCGCCTTTATATTAAATTAATAAGAATATAATGGCAGTAAACGTAGATATAGTTTATAAAACGGTTTTATTAATCCTTAACCAACAACAAAGAGGGTATATGACACCTGATGAGTTTAACAAAGTTGCTACACAGGTACAACTTACTATGTTTGAAACTTATGCCAGTGATTTAAATCAGCAATATAGAGTACCCCAAAATACTACTGAATACGCTAATCGCGTTAAGAATTTAGAAGAGAAATTAGAATACTTTCAAACTATAGGTGCGGCAACTTTTAATACAGATCATTTTGTATTACCTACTACAAGTACAACATCTAGTGTATCTCAAACCTTCAATACTAATCCACCAGTAGATGGTGTGGCTAGTTCTTTCACAGTAACTAACTGGGATGTTTCACAAAATGCAGGAGCGCTTGTTAAAGTAACTAAAGATGGCGACGCGGTTGCATCACCCGCGGATTATAATTGGGATGAGAATTCGAATATACTTACAATGGCCGTAGTGCCAATTGTAGGATCAGTTATATCTATTGAATTATATCCTGTAGACTTTTATAGATTAGGAACAGTTATTTATAAAGGCGCAAAAATCGCACAATATGTGCAGAGAAATGAGCTAACACAATTATTACTTTCCCCGTTAACTCAACCATCAACTAATTTTCCATTATATTTATATGAGAATGAAAAAATTTATGTATATCCAACTACTATACAGACGGATATAACTGTGTCTTATCTTAAGAAGCCAAGAAATGTTAAATGGGGATATACAACTGGAGCATTAGGTCAGTATGTATATGCGCCAGGAACATCAACTCCATTTGATTTAGATGTAAGTGAACAAACAGAAATTATAATGAGAATTTTAGCATATGCTGGTATAATAATAAATGATCCTAATGTAGTTCAAGCTGCAGCATCAGAAGTAGCTAGTCAAGATAATAATGAAAAAACTTAATAAATGAGTACAATGCCAAATGGTGGTTTAATCACCGAAACTAATAGACAATATTACGCGGGAGCGCAGGGGTTTACAGTGCCAGCGGCAACTACACAGTTGGCCTTTACTTTTACTTTTGATACTGAATTAGTATTAGGTAATTGGGATCCTGCTCAAGTAGATTATGCTTTAAATAATTTTAAACTATATGGTAGTACAGATGGTTTAACATATGTAGAAATAGTACCGGGTTCTGCTTTTGCTGGTTATGGTCCCTATACAGTTGCAATTAATGGAGATGGAGAAAGTATTATAACTTTTGGTGTTGCAATACCTGCTACAAATGTTATAGTATGTCAATTAAAAACATTAGGTGGTGGTAATTATGGGAATCAAGACGCTTTTGGAGATACTGTAGAAGAAAATTATGGTAGCTATTCTTATTTAAGCTTAGAAGATGTAGTAAATAATTTTATGGTTGCTTATGTTGGCCAAGATAAATTAATTCCTAGAGTAAGTAGAACCGATATAATATTCCACGCTAAAAGAGCTTTACAAGAATTTAGCTATGATACATTGAAAAGTATTCATTCTCAAGAATTAAGTATACCTCCAAGTTTAAGTGTAGCATTACCTCAAGATTATGTAAACTATGTAAGAATTTCTAGAATAGATAATTTAGGTGTTCAAAGAATAATCTATCCAGTAAATAATTTAACTGATAGTCCTTATAATACACCTACTCAAGATTCAGAAGGTGTACCAATACAGGGAAGTTTTAATGAAAATATAGAAGGTAGTTCTATTACAGAAGAAAGATGGAGAGGTGCCAATGTTAACCTTATTAGTCAAAACTATGACCAAGCTTTGTATAATCAAGGTATGGACTGGTGGGGATATAACTGGGGTTATGGCGGCTATTGGTATTGGGGATGGGGCCAACAATATGGTCAAGACCCGCAATATGCACAATATAACGGTTGGTTTGATATGAATGAAAGAGAAGGTAAAGTTTCTTTCTCTAGTAATTTAGTAAATCAATTAATAATATTAGAATATATTTCAGATGGATTAGGATATGATATGAATAGTCAAGTTCCTAAATTAGCTGAGGCGGCTATTTATGCTTATATTAATCATGCTGTATTAGCAAGTAGAATAAACCAACCTGAATATATAGTTCAAAGATATAAAAAAGAAGCAAGTACTAAACTAAGAAATGCTAAAATAAGGTTATCAAATATTAAGCTTGATGAAATAGTTCAAGTAATGCGTGGTAAAGCGAAATGGATAAAACGATAAGACTATGCCAGAAATAAAGAATACTTTTCTAAAATCTAAGATGAATAAAGACTTAGATGATAGATTAATACCAAATGGCGAATATCGAGATGCACAAAATCTACAAATAAGTAGATCAGAAGGCTCTAGTGTTGGTGAATTTGAGAATATTCCTGGTAATATACAAAGAGCTTATCTTAATACAGGTAAGAATGGGACTAGCTATACCGCTAAAGTAATTGGCCAATATACTGATGAGGCTAATGCAACTATATATATGATGAGTGCTGGCTATTCTGGTGATAGTGTATGTCCTAGAGATATTGTAGTATATGGTGGCTCAGCATTGCAAGGTGCTAGTACTATTACTTTATGGACTGAAGGTCCAGGTGGAACCCAATTAAACCCTCAAGAACTAGGGATTGAAGTAGGTATGGTATTTCAACAAGAATCTACTGGTGGTGGTTATACTATTGATCCAGTAGTACTTTCTATGAATGCAACCACTATAACACTTAGTCAATCAGTAACTATAGTTGGAGGTGGATTATCAGGTCCAGGGGATAAATTAACTATTGGATGGGCTAATACTATACATTCTTATAATACAAATACTCAAGTATTAACCTTATTAGTAAGAGGTGGCTTTTTAAATTTTCATCAAGATTATAAAATATTAGGTACTAATTTAGTAGAGGGATTATTATTTTGGACAGATAATAGAAATCAACCTAGAAGAATAGATGTTGATGCAGCAATGGCTAATGGAATATCTTATTATACAAATGAAGATCAAATATCTGTAGCTAAATATTATCCTTATGAAACACCTTTAGTATTAAATCAAAATATTTTAAATGCAATTAGTGGTCAACTTGCCAGCGCTAGAGCTGCTGGGTTAATAGGGTATGATTTAACAATGACCGCTATTACAGGAATTGAAGTAGGAGATATAGTCACAGGATTTACTAATCAAGGAGCCCAAGAATTATGGGAAGTAATAGGTATTACTGGTACTGTTGTTACGATTTATAATAATTTTATTATGAGTCCAACTAGTGCGCCAAGCAATACCTTATTAACATTTAGTCGTCCTTCAATGACCTCGGTATCTCCTATTAAATGTAATAATGGATTTGTTACCACTATTGATAGCACAATGAGCGCAGGGGCTAAAGCAGCAGGTAGTGATATAACTATAGATTATAAATATAATAATGCCTCAGCAGCAACAGCTGGGCCGCAACCTACTCCTAATGTAGGAGATTTAATTATTAGTACAGCTATGAGTTTAACTGTAGCTAATGATGTTAGGATTCAAAATATTAAAACTATAACCCCTGGGACTTCAATGGTTATTCAATTAACTCATGCTGTAACTGTAGTTTCACCAGGAAATGATGATATAACAATTTCAGCTAACCCAGATTATGATTCTAATTTTACTGGAGACCCAGATTTAATAGAAGAAAAATTTGTAAGATTTAGCTACAGGTTTAAATTTGTTAATAATGAATATTCATTATCAGCACCTTTTACTCAAATTGCTTTTATACCTAAACAACATGGTATATTTGGCGATGGCCCAAATGAAAGTACACAAGATATGACTAATGCATATGCTTCAAGCATAGTAGCATGGATGGAAAATAATATTGATAGCGTTGCGCTTAAAATTCCTCTTCCTTTAGGGGGAGCAACTGCTGCAGCAGCTGTTACTAGTTTAATAGATGATTACCAAGTAAGTGAAATTGAAATATTATATAAGGCAGCTGACCAAATAAATATAAAAATATTAGAATCTATATCAATTAATGACGGTATATCATCATATATAACGGCTTTACCTTCTACTAGTACTACAGAATGGTATTATACTTTTGATTATAAATCAATTAAACCTTATAAAACATTACCGACTAGTCAGAATACTAGAGTTTATGATAAAACACCAATAAAAGCTTTAGCACAAGAATTAATTGGTAATAGAATAACTTATGGGAATTTTGTAGAAAATCATACACCACCACCACCTATAGATTATGAAGTTATTTTAGCTGATAAATCTTTAGCTTATGATAATTACGCGCAATATCCTAATCATTCTATAAAACAAAATAGAAACTATCAAGTAGGATTTATCTTATCGGATAGATACGGAAGACAGTCTAGTGTAGTATTATCTAAAAATGATGATACCCCAAATACTGCTGGTTCAACAATATATGTTCCATATAAAACTTGGGATGATGTTGATATAGATAATGGATTATCAACTTATGAATGGCTAGGGAATGTTTTAAGAATTAAAGTAAATAATGGTATAACACAAACAACTAAAAATGAGCAAACTGGTGAACCTGGTTTATATAAATCTTATTCTGATACAGAAGTTGATGCTTTTTCTATTACTACTGCAGGAACAGGATATACAGTTGGAGATGCATGTACAACCGCGGCTATTGGATTAGGATCGGGATTTGCATTTACTGTAGAAAGTATAACAGGAGGAGGGGCAACAGGCCCAATTGGTGGTATTACTATAACGAATCGTGGTAGTGGTTATGTAGATGGAACTGAATTAACTGTGGCTGGCGGTACTGGAAGTAGTGCTAAAATAACCATTACTGTTAATCCACCTAATGTATTGGGATGGCAATCGTATAAATTTGCAGTAAAACAACAAGAACAAGAATATTATAATACTTATTTACCAGGTTTTATAAATGGGTACCCAGTAACACAAAATATAGATAGGGGAAGGGTTGCATTTGCATGTGTATTATCTGATAATATAAATAAAATTCCGCGTGACTTAAATGAAGTTGGACCATTACAAACAGAATTTTCTTCTTCAGTTTTGTTATATGGTAGAGTAAATAACCCACCTATTAACAATAAAGGCGCGGCTGGTGAATATTGGGATACTAGAGAAGACCCATGGAATGCTCAATATTTCCCAGGAAGAATACCAGATGAAGTTGTAGCTGTAGGTCCTGCGGGGCAAAGCGGCTTAGAATTAGCTACAGGATTTTTTATTACAGGTGTTGCTGCCGCTGCATTTGATGAAGCGTCTGGAGCTAATCCTTGGGGAACAACAGGAGCTGTATCCAGTTTATATAATCAACAACAAAATCCATTAGTAGCAGCAATAAAAGTAGGTTCTCAAGAATCTCAACCTTATTTAGACCCCAATGTTTTGACTACCTTAGGAGCGCAAGTTACAGCTGTAACAACTGGGACTGCTATTCGATGTATGCAGCCTTATTTAAGTGTTTCGGAAACTGCTCCTGTAGAAAGTTTATTAGAAATATTTTGGGAAACTTCAACTTCTGGAAACTTTATAACATTAAATAGAGAAGTAACTGTTGATTATGCTGGTGTAAGTCTTGTTAGTGATAGTACTGGTAATGTAGACGAAGATTATGCTATAGGTACTGCCGTAATGAGTGGATTAAACTTTTTAGATTCAGCTGGGAATATTTTAACATTAGATGAAATACCTACCATAACAAGTGTAATAGCCTCTACAGATCCTCCAACCGACGTTACTTCAGGGACTGCATTATTTATATTAGAAAATGATCCTGCTGGAGTAGCAAAGAAAGATTTTAGAATAAAGACCAACCAATTATTTTGGTATGGAGCTGCAACCGCAACTAAACCATTAACATGGACTTTATCTTTTCAAACTAGTTATTCTACTGGAACCTACATAGATGAGTTAAATAATGTTATAACAATTACTTTAAATAATGAAGCTCCAGATACTTTAGCATTTAATAGTGCTACCGAAGGAGCTAAAACTTGTGGCGCAAGTACAAGTGGTTTTGATACCAATGCTACAGTTTTTGGTACATTCAGTGGTAAAAATGGATCAGCAGATACAGCTAATGATCAACAAGAATTATGTTGGACTATAGCGGAAACAGCTAAACCAGCAGGTTCCACAGCTGTATGGAGTATTGATCAATCTGGTGTAGTATCTAAAACTGGAACAATACTTAATGGAACATATACATTAGAAGCGACATTAACAGATGCGGCTGACAGCTGTACTAGTTCAACAGGTAGCCTAAGTACTACATGTGATATTGATATAGTAATTGGAACTCCAGATACTGATCAAGCTATTTGTTTTGAAGATTATGCTGCTTGGTATAGTAGTAATGATACATCATGTTATACTGGAACTGGTAAACCTTTAGAGGTATTTTTTGGAGCTAGTCAATATATAGCTAATACCACTACAGTAGCTACAACTGGTAGTAAAACTGATGCATTTTTAAGTAGTGATATAGAGGGAACTCCTGGCGTAAGTGTAGGGGCATATACCAACTATTCTAATTTAGGTGTAAGATATTATAATGTAAAAGCAATAGCAAATGCAAGCCTAGGTACTGCATGTATACCAGCTAGAACATTTACAACGGGTGCATTAACTCAAGGAGTTATGGCTATAAAAGTAAATTTAGTTAAAGCAGTTACAGCTTCATCTACTGATTTTAGTACTAATTATACGATATTATATAGAACCAGTGCTGCATCAAATTGGGAATTAGCACAACCCTGTGCTTCTTGTGGAGGCGCAGCAGTAAATTCTCCAACTAGTCCTGGTGGGACAGTAGGTAATCATAATTTAATGGAAGTAAGTGGAGCTGGAAGCGCAACAGCAAGCACTACTTATTACTTTGATACACCAGGAGAATATGTCGTAAGAAATACACGTGTGCATGGACCTGGATGTACTTCATTTGCAGGAAATTGTACCTTTAAAGTAGAATATTGGGATGTAACTACGGGTAGTGGTGGAAGTGCATGTACAGCATGTACCGGTCCACTGTAATAATGATTAAAAACAAGTAATAATAATATATGGCTACTACTATAGAACTATCATATTTTAACACCTTTTGGTTAAAGAGATTAAAGAACTATGTTCAGAACGGTGAAGGTAGTACTACAGCTGGTACAAATGGGTTAACTACAGGTACAGCGGCAGCTAATACAGCAGCTAGATCGGCTACTAGTGGTTATATAACTCCTAATAAAAATGAAGATTGGTATATAGAAGAAGCTAGAATTAGAGGTGGTTATAATAATACTATAACTGATCTTGGAGTTAAGGCTTATATTGTAGAAGAAGAAGCACAGCAACAAACTCGTTCTAATGCTTTAATATATTCTGGGGTTATTAATACTAGAACAGGTATTAATAATACAAATCAATTTCCTATTGGTGAAGATATAACTCGAGGTGTAGACCCAGTAAGTGGTAGTATACAAAAACTTTATTCAGAAAATACTAACTTAATAATATTTCAAGAGAAGAAGGTTAATAGAGCATTGATAGACAAAGATGCTATTTATACAGCTGAAGGTCAACCGATACAAACTTCTTCTAATGTAGTTATAGGTAAGGTTACTCCATTTGAAGGTAACTTTGGAATATCACAAGATCCAGAGTCTTTTGCAGTATATGGATATAATAAATATTGGGTTGATAAAGATAGATCGGCAGTATTAAAATTAGGATCTAATGGAATAACGGAGATTTCTAATTTTGGAATGATAGATTACTTTAGAGATACATTAGCTCAAGGAGGAGATATAATAGGTGGTTATGATATATATAATAAAGCCTATATATTAACATTAGGAAATCCTTCAGTTACATTATCTTTTGATGAATTAGTTAATGGGTGGACTAGCTTTTTTAGTTATATTCCGCAAATTACTACTAGTTGTTTAGGACAGTTCTATACGTGGCAAAATAATGCTTTATGGCAACACTATGCTACTAGTAATTATAATCAATTCTATGGTACTACAACTGCTTCTAGCGCAACATTTGTATTCAATCCTCAACCTACTATGATGAAAACTTTCAAAACAGTTAGTTATGAGGGTAGCAATGGATGGGAAGTAATAGATAGTAGTTTTATATCAGATGTAACAGGTGTAGATTCTAATCCGCAACAACCGGCATTAGGGGATGTATCTTATACAGACACAGTTAGTAGAATTTATAGTTATGATGAAGGGTATTATGTAGATCCTTCTACTCAAATTCCTTATAGAGCAGGGTTTGATAGAAAACAAAATACATATTATGCAGCATTAAAAAATAATTCGGCTGCTAGAGCTCAAGAAGTAATATTTGAAGGGGCTCAATCAACTGGAGTAAAAGCTTTTTATGCTACAGTTAAACTACAAACAGATACAACAACAGATCCTGGTGGTCCTAAAGAATTGTTTGCTGTAGGTAGTCAGTTCAATTTAAGATAAATTATATGAAATTAAATATTAGAAAACTAGAGGAATCTGATTGGAGTACTCTAGTTGAAATGTGGAAAATGTGGCCCGAATGGGTCCACCACCCCACTAAAGCAATGTTACCAAATAATGGGACAGGTGGTTTAATAGTAGAAAAAGGAAATACTCCTGTTGTAGCAGGGTTTTTATACGTAACTAATTCTAAAGTTGGGTGGATTGAATGGATCGTATCTAATAAGAATTATAGAGAAAAGGATAGAAAAAAAGCATTAGAATTATTAATAAATAGCTTAGAAGAAATAGCTAAAATTAATGGTAATGAAGTTATACTTAGTATAGGAAGGAGTAGACCCTTAATAGAAACACATAAAAAATTAGGATATACAGTAGATGAAAATCCTTCTTATGAAATAGCAAAAAAAATATAATAATATGGCAGCAATAACGGCAGTAGTCGGTACCGCGGTAGCAATTGGAGCAGGCGCAGTAGCGGATGCAAAAGCAAAAAAAGCAGCAGACAAAGCAAGAACGGCCAAAAACAAGGCAGAAACTGAAATGAATAACGCCATTAGGGATAGACAAGAAATAACTAATCCTTATGCTGGGATCACAGATCTTACATCTTTAGCTAGCGATTTAGCGGGGCAAATAACTAACCCATTTGAAAATTTACAAGTATCCACTGCTGCTGCAGAAATGCAAGCTGAAGAGGCTGATATAGCATTGGCTAATACATTAGATACATTAGAACAAACTGGAGCTAGTGCTGGTGGTGCTACTGCATTAGCAATGGCTGCATTAAAATCTAAACAGGGTGTTGCTGCAACTATAGAAAAACAAGAAGCACAAAATGCACAATTAAAAGCTCAAGGTGAACAGCATGCTATTGGCGCCAGAGTAGCCGCAACAGAAAGGTATCAAGATTTATCTATAGAGCAGGGAGAACGAGCACAAGATGCTGCAGCACAAGGAGAGGTGTTTCAATTTCAAGCACAAGAAGCAAGGAGTAATGCGGATATTGCACGCTATACAGGAATGTATCAAGGATTTGCTAAACAAGAAAACGATGCTAGAATCGCTGGGGTTAATGCCTGGGGATCAGTTGCTGGTGCAGTAGGAGGTATTGCGACTAGTACTATAGGCGCTGGAAATACAGCAAATTTTAAAATAAATTCATAATGGAAGATTTACAAAAGAAAATATTACAAGCCCATAACTCTACTCAAAGAAGATTAGCCTCTATAGCTACTAATAGAAAAGTTACTGAATCTGATTTTATTACTGATATAAGTTTATTAAATCAAAAAGCAAACCATTCACCAAAATTTACTAATGCATTTAAAGATCCTAAATTAAGTGAAAAAATTATGGGTGCTTTTAAAGAAGAGGCTCAGAGAGATGGTGGTGTTATATGGAGAGAAACTCAATTAAAAAGTAATGCTCAAAACTTAACACAAGAACAAATAAAACAGTATAAGCAAGAAAATCAAGATTATTTTCAAAGATTAGATAAATTAGAACAACTTGGTGGAAATTTAATGGTAAGTACTGAAGAAGTATCGCCTGATAATTTACCTACTTTTTTATCTAGAATTGATAGCTATAGATTTAATGGGAATAATCTGCGAGAAAAAGATTATAGTATGTGGCAATCTATGGCATGGGCTAATGGTTTTGATCAAACTCCTGATGTTAAAGTAGATAAAGGATTTAGATTTGAAAAAGACGCTAGCGGAGATGATCAATCTATATTTGAACAAAAAGTTAATGTGGCTATTGATAGTAAATGGTTTAAAAAATATTTACATAATAAACCATATGTTATGGATGATATATTAGCCGGTAAAAATGTAGAGAGAGATCCACTAACTGGTAGAGCTTTTTATACTATAAACGGAGAAGTAGATTCTACTCAAGTAGACAATGGTGAGTTACTACGTTTATTTGTAAGTGAGGCGCAAGCAGGTATGCAAGTGGGTAATGCATGGGAACAAGCTGGTGTAACTAAAGAATCATCTTTACAACCTCAATATTTTTTAGGGGGTAAGGTTATAGTGGATCCTGAAAAAGAAGAAGATACAGCATTACAACTTACTACATTTGAAGTAAATGATAATAAGTTAAAAAGAAATAACTTAAAATTTATTAATACAGAAGCTATTAATAGAAACTTAGCATATAAAAGTTCTGTAAGTCAAGAAGTAGAGGGGCTTTTTGCATCAGGTAGTGGTAATCCACCAGTATTATATAACTATGCTGTTAATAATTTGGGAACAGATTTACCAGTAGGATTTTTTGAAGAGGCAGGCGAATGGGAGAAAGCTTATTATGAGAGCTTAAGTCCTGTAGAAAAAGCCGGATTTATGGGTAATAGATTTAAATTTAATACTATAGGAG